CCACATAGTAATATCAAAGAAATTACGAACCGTTGTTACTATATTTGTTTTTATTTGATTATCAGTTAATGTAGAATTCAATGATTTAATAACTTTAAATGTAGCTTGCACGGTTGGATCAGCTTTTGATCCAAATAATATCTTAATAGTTCCAGGATGAAGTACAACAGTATCTGATATCATTCCATTTGATAATAAACTTCCATACGCTAACCTCAAATCTAATGGGGTAGGAGCAACTGGTACTATATTGGTAGATTGTTCTAACCATCCCTTTAAATCCAAAAAATATCCTTTTTGTATTATAAACATATCAATAATATTTGATGCTGCTGGATCAATCAAATGATAATCTGGTGTATAATGAAACCAAGCAAAATTTAGTTCCGATCTACCAATTTTTCTTATCCACGTACCAGACGCATCATTAAGTTCTTGTATATATGCATTCAATGAATCTGTATTTGTTGGTGTTATTAACCAATCACTTGTTACATCTAATCTATAAAAATATACATAATCATTTACAATTACAGTAAAAGAACTATTGTTTAACCCAACACTTCCACCAGCCGCTAAAATCATTATTTCACTAGATATAGTAGTAATACTAGGTGTAGTTATCAAAGGTTGACCTGCACCCACAAGTGATCCAAATAATCCACCATCTACTACTATGATAGATGACGATGGTGCAATTGAGTTAGATGTAATACGTATATTACCATTTATTAGTGTAACGGTTGCCATTGTTCCTAATATTCCATTTAACACCCCTATTAAATCACCAATAGCCTGTGCATCAGAGCCTATTATACTAATAGGCACACTTTGATTATCTACATATATTGTGGCTGAATATGTATTACTACTATTAGCCAATCCAGTAGCAGTACTTGGAATAGCATTTCCACCTATATTAATAACCTGATATGTTGCAGTATTTGTTGCAACTTCTTTCCAATGTACATCTTTTACTGCAATACCATTATATTGAGCTGGTAAATTATTGCTATATACTACAACATCACCTAATCCTGTTATATATTGTATTGGGAGAGAAATAACACTCCCACTACTAGGAACTGTTATACCAACATAATTAACAATTAACTTAGGTTTAATTATATCAGCTAATCCCATCGGTTGATTGGCATCATTAACATTTAAATAGTCTGGTACTCCATCATTGTTAACATCAATTGGTATAATAGATATCCTTGATATATCAGGTAATCCCAACTGTGGACCACTATCGTGTATTTCTTGACCTAATACATTGAAATCCCATGTGCTTGATAATATACCACTTCTATTATAATTGGTATTTGCTTGCAATATAGATATTACATCATGTTTTGACTTTAATGTATCAAAATCAATAACAGTTTCAGCACTATTTGTATTGTAAAATTGTGTAGTTGGACTATGAAAAACTAACCGATTAGCAGCTCTTGTGATATTATATGTAGTCCCACTTTGTAACAGAGAAATTGGTTGTGTTTGTGTTATAGTAATTAATGGTTGTGGTATGTATCTTGCACTAGACCAATCTGATAACACATCACTAGGATTGCTAGAGGCTGCTACAACATGCCAAGAATTTGTCGTTATATTATAATACAAATTGATATTAGATGGTGATGGTGGAGGAGTTAATCCAACCACCAATGCAGCTAGTTCAGTTGTTGAGAACTTTCGACTATATGAATTTATAGGTACTCCATAACTAATCACATATAAGAATATATCAGTGGAAGACAAAAGTGGTTGTATATATGTTGAAATTAACGTATTAACATCAACAATTGGTGTTGATATTGTTGTATGTTTAATGTCATAATATATTGCCCCATCATTGCTAAATACTTTAACATTATCGTATGATCCACTAGGATCATGCCACGCAATGTACTTTGAGTCTCCAGTAAATGTTCTATCAATTGCCCTTAATTTCAACACAGAGGAGTCTTGGTTTAAGAACGTGTTATAATCCTGTCCATTTACCATTCTATCTTGTGTATAATAAGTATTTGGTGCAGTAGTTCGAATATGTTCTAAACTCTCAGATGCCGAACCATTTTGCAACGAATTTATTAAACTAAAAGTAAAAGTAAATGTTTGTGTTATTCCTGAACCATCAACATAACTAAAAGACGAGCGTTGGTTTATAATAGATGACTGAGAAATTGTGATATCTTGATCAATAGAACTACGCACCCAAATATCAAAAATACCAGCAGGGATATCGGAGAATTCACCATCCCCAAATATTAAATTTATTCTATTGTTTGCTCTGGTTTCAACTTCATAGTTTGATCTTGTTTCAGTATTATTAAAAATTACATTATATGCACCAGAATTGTCAACCTCATCCCATTCACCACTAATAACTTTAGGATTGTGTTGTAATATGCTAGCATTGTTTATTATATTTCCAGTAATTGGATCAATATTATTAACCCATACATCAATATTATTAATATTATTTAATGGAATTTCATATGTTTGATTGGGGGTTATTCCATCAAATGATTGTCTAAATCTAGATAATGTGCCTTGTTTAGTATAACACATAAACCCAGTAGTACCAGATGAATCACCTAATCCATCTTGTCCATATAAAAATGTAAAATTTGAATTATTTGTAGGACGTCGTTCTAATATTCCTATAGACGAATCATAAACAACTGGAACTAATTCCATTGGAAGATTTTGTCCGTTTGCTATAGCAGAATATGAAAATACTCCTGTTGCTGATGGGATTGTGTTAATGGCATATAAATCAAACAACACATCTTGTATTTGAAATCTATCAAGTGGGCTAACTGTACCAAACGGTTGTGATAGCACAGCATTCATTATGTTTATAAATTGATCTTTCCAATTTGCATTACTAGTATCATCCCATCTAACTATATTACCGGCTAAATTATTACCAACTGAATCAATTATCGTTTCTGTAGTAGATACAGATGTTATTTTTACTAAACCCCTTGCTGGAATAGGTCTATCCGCAGAATATGATATTAATTTAGCTAATCGTAATATTGAATCTTTGCGTTGTGCCGTTGATATGAAATTCTCATGGGCATCCATATCCAATCTATATGCAATTAGCGTAGCAATGTTAGAAAAGACTTCAACAATAGCTATTAATTCATCACTCTCAATAAAATCATTAAAGGATTCTGGAAAATATAATTTTAAATAATCCAATAAACTATGTTTAATTGTATCGTAATCAAAAGCTGCAAAGTTTACTTGTTGAAAACTAGTATATATTTTTTCCCAACTCTCTGCTCTACTTACTAATCTTGACATTTTACGTTTCCATATAGATATATTATATTTATAGTGATTAACATTAACAAACCATACGTGACATTAGTGTGTGCTATCAAATTGAATATTTAAATCTATATTACCTGTTATATCTAATTCAATATATAACAATAACACAGAGGCAATAACATAATTTTGATCATATGTTGGAATAATTGTTAAATTTAACAACTGAACCCGTGGATCATAATTAACTACTGCTCGCAAATCTTCTTCTAATATATCAAGAGTCATTTTATCCAATGGCTCAAAAGCTAAATCTGGTATTCTTGTACCAAACATTGGCATCATTACTCGCTCACCACGTCTAGTATAAATGTGATTCAACAAATCCCGTTTTACAATATCCACATCATAAGATCCAAATTGCTTGGTTCGTTGGTATCCATATGATGAAAACCCTCTGTATAATCCGACAGCCATTTGATTATCTCCTCCAATATAATCCCCTATTTATCTGTTTACCTCTTTCAACTTTTCCCATGTCTTCTGATCCATACGATAATTCCTCTTTATGTCCATCATCTTTTTTAGTCATAGTTCTACCATATGGTTCATGTGCTGGTAACTTATTAGTAAAAAATGCAGGTTGATTTTTTGCTTTACTTGCTTTAGTAGATTGTTGCGCTGGTGGTCCGTTTACAAAATAATTACCACAACTTATTAATACTTTATCCGCTACCTTTTCATTTACATTTGCATCCGTTTGAAAATTCAAATCACCAGTTGAAAAAATATTAAACTTTTGGTTTGAATATAATTTAACATCTTGATCAACTTGTAAATTAAATTCTTTTGTTATTTGTATGTTATAATTTTCACCAACCTTTGTTTGCATATTTTTCTTGGTTTCAATGCTAATGTCTTTAGCTGCTGTTAGTCTAAATTCACCAGGGGTTTGTATATGTAAACCTTCTTTTGCATACATACGAATTGTTTTTTCTGATGTGAAATTAATATCTGAGGTTGATCTAACACTAACTCTACTATCTGAAAATATATCTATATTGCCAGCTTGATCCATTTCTATCCAATTTCCACCCGTTGCTGTTGATATATAAATTCGCTCATTTGTATCATCTAAAATTATTTGATTACCAGCTGATGTTCTAAATCTCATGCGACAATTTTCTTGTCTATCATCCATTGAAATGGAATGAAACCCAGGTGTTGTCCACGAATATGTATGAGAATCATAGTTTTTTCCTGAATTGTTTCCGTGTGGATCAATTCTACTATTTTGGTATCCTTGTGTACTAACCCATTGATTATCCTTTATCTCTAAATCATCTTGGACCTTACTATAAGATCCAGATAATTGTGACACATCAACTCTAGCTGCGCAATAATCAGCTGCTCTGGTTTTCCATTCAAATGCATCTGGATTATTTCCAAATGCCGTTTGTAAATTAGTAGATAATGGTTCAATCAATGTTTCACTTGATGAATATGGACCATAAGGTTTACTTTTTGGTTTATTTGATAGTGCTGGATGATCATCATACATCCATCTACCATGTGGTAACGTATGAGGAGTATTCATATCATATACACACCCCATATATAATCTATGTATATGGGATTCATCCAAACTCATAACAACAGCTTGTGCACCAACTTTTGGTAATGCCCACATTCCATAAGCAACTCCACCCTCTGTTTGATCTAATCCAGGTCCTCTAGTTCCAACAGACGTTTGTCCTCCAAATGGAGTAACATACATACACCATGGCATTGCGTCTACTTCATGTTCCCATGAATCACCCCACATAGGAACAACAACACGAATCCGACCCAACTGCATCGGGTCATTTGTATCTACTACAGTTCCAATAGCAATAATATCACTAAATGGTGTTTTATCATATCCAACAGCCGATTCAAATATCTGTTTTGTTTTTGTATTATATGCCATTAATATATCCTATGCTGTTGGGGTTGGAGTTGTAGTGGGTGCAGTAGCTGCTTGTTGAGCACAATTACCTTTATTTGGATCATTTTTGGCATCCTCTTCTACCTTACAATTTTTTGATGCTGCTATTACATCTTTGTTTAATCTACTAGCTTGTACTATATCAGGTATATCAGTATTACTGTACATTATACTATTAGGAACATATGGAACACTACCATTTACTGTCTTTTGTAAATCATAATAAGCTGTAGCCTGTCGTTGACTATCACCATCTCGTGGATTAGTTAAAATTCGAGTAGCCCCTCCAATTCCCTCTTTATGTCCCAAATATATCTCTTGATTCGTTGGTGGCCTTCCTAATTTTTTTGTTAATTGGGATTGAATATCTTTCATATACTTTGCTGTTGCTAATGCACTAGCGTTAGGATCTCGGGGGTCACCTTGTCCATAAATTTTCCATGTACCAGTCACAAACTGACCCAATCCTGTAGCTGAAGAATTTGGATTTTTAGCAGATGGGTTGAAGCTAGATTCTGTTGCAATCATATTAGCCAACAAAAACGTTTCTGATGGTGTAAGGTTTGTTTTAGTGGCTGCATTGTCAATTGCTGATTTTACTTCTGGTGATGCTTTTGTATATCCCTTAATGTCATTTAAATTCCCATTTCCAGATATTATTCCTGATATTGCTTGGTTCGTACTAGATAATGAACCAGTAAATCCTGATAATGTATCAACACTAGGATTTGCAGCACTGTTTATTAATGATGCATTATTTGGTGCAATACCAGGAGATTGGTTTGCAAGAGTCGATAACGATGGGATTGTTGTATTATCCATCGATGGTAGTTTTTCTGGTACTGCTACTGGAGGTTTATTTTGTGAATTGTTGCATCCTATTTTATTATCAAAACATGATGCTACTGCAACTTGTCCATTATTGGAATTTGTTATAACATCAAGTGCACTTGTATCAGGAATACCCAATAAATTAAGAGTTTGTGTAAATTCTCCACCATCAAACACATGTTCAATTTCCATTAAATTATAATATCCATTAAACCAAAAATCAACAGCATAACTTCCTCCAACACCACTAGATGTTTGAGCTGTTCCCATAAACAAAGAAGCATCATCATTGTTTCTTGGCATCTTTATGTTTATTTTGGCTATTACTGGTGTATTCCCCCATCCTGGTGCCATATCTTCACTACTACTAGGGGCATCAATCTGATTTTTCATTGTTTGCCTCGGTCTTGAATTTTTGTTTACACTATTTAATAACCTTGGATTTCCAATTATTTTGCAAGAAACTTGTGATACCTCAAGAGATGCATGCTTAGCCATAGTATATGCTGCTTGTGTGGTTGTTTCACCATCTTTACTATTTCTATTAATTGGGTTTTTTATTATTGTGCCAAAAGTAACAGGTATGTTGTGATTTTTTGCTCCTTGTCTAGCAGCAAGATTGTTTAGTGATTGTGTTGACACAGAATGGATTACACTTGGTTGATTACCAAAAGAGTTATTATATGAATTAACAGACGTTGCAATCTGTAAATATGCTATACCAGCACTTAATTTCATATCAAATTCTAGAATATCAATATTATGCCCAGTGTATATATAATCAAATTCTATCAAATTATTTGTTAACGTTTCCGCTGCAAGACTTGCTGTCATGTTTGGTACAGTCCCAGACAACAGTTGTTGTATAGATACAGAAGTATGTACTACTTGCCTTTTTATTATATAATTCATGGTATAACTAATTGTACCATCATTATTGTAATATGTGCGTGGAGTTGGATGTATTTTATAATCATATTTTAAATGATTGTTATCTTCTTTGGCTTTTTCATCTTTTACTTTTTGACACATG